CGGCGGCTCACCCTCCACATCCGTATCATACGTCAACCCTACAACCGGCCTCACCGGCGGCTCACCCTCCACATCCGTATCATACGTCAACCCTACAACCGGCCTAATCGTAACCCTATTGTCCGACCTACTGACCGTCCTCCCTGCCGGTATCAGCCTATTCATAACATCACAGACAACCCCCGCCAAAAAGCAATTCCTATCCCAACCAGTATCCTGATTCATATTCATCGTATAACCATTCTCATACCCCTCTTCACCCAGCATCCAACACATACCCCTAACCCCAATCCACTCCGTATAAGCAAGAACCACCGCAGTCATCCCCTCTATCACCGTACCCATCATATCCTCTACAGTCTCCCTACTCAACCCCGTACGCGGTATCCCACCGGCATTCATAGTTGGATCTCCACTCGTACGCTCATTTGCTTCTCCACCCGTACCTCTATACGTATTATCAATCGGTATTACCATTATTAACTCCTTTCTTGACCCCATCAACAGAGTCATCCTGAATCATAAACTCACAATCAAAATCATCCAGCCACGTAAGCAGCTCCGCCCTGAGAAACCACAACTCAATCGGCATCTCCTCCTCCTCTATCGTCCTATCACCATCCCCCATCGTATCCTTCGGCACCAAAGCCGCAGCCCTAAGCTCATCCTTATACGCAAGCATCATCCTAAACTTCTTGATCAGACTCCACCCGTATCGTCGAATCAACTTCCGATTCTCAGGAATACCCTCCTCAAGAAAAGTACCCACACCCGTGCCAAACAGTTGATTCTCGAACTCATTCATCATCCCCTCCAGGCTGTAACCATCATCCCCACAACAATACTCAGGCAGAAGCTGACTCAAAGCCCGCTCCCTAACCTCACCGTAGGTTTTATCAGCAACCAAAGCGGCAGTAGCCTCATCCATAGTCAGCTGCTCCAACTCCTTAGGTTGCCGCCTATGCGGTACCCCATGAACACCCCCACCCTCGTCAGGGAAAAGCATAGACTGATACTCCCGCTCCTTAGCCTCACCCTGCCAGTATGCCAACTCATCATCCTTCCACCAGTCTGTACCCCACTTAGAGTTACCAACACCACCCTGGTATAGCTGCATAATCTTCTTCGTAGTGACAGACTTCTTTAGCTTCCTGCCCCCCAGGTGATTAACCAATCCCCGCACCTTCTTCTTACTCTTAACCTTCGTTCCTGAATCCCACAGTGCCTCCCGCTTCCAAGCCTTATCGTCATCTATCTTCCAGACAGCACCTGGCACACTAAAGTAAACCCCAACACCACCCGTCGTCCGGGCCACCACATAGTGCACCCCAGAACAGTCAGTCCACAAATCACCATGGTCCGTACTCGAACCCGCAACCATACCACCAGGATGGGTATGTATCGTACCGACAACCCTGTAGCCCAACCCCATCAACACCTCAAAGGCAGGTCCACAATCATCAACATCCACACTACCACCTGTAACCTCCTGCTCCGGCGTCACCGCCAGCCAATCATCCTTCTTCTCATTATACCCATAAATCACCAGACTCTCAGTCTTAAACATAGCGACCAGCTTATGTGCCCACCTGTCCAACACCGCCGCAGGCAGCCGCCACTTAACATCAGGCATCACCTGCAGATTACACGCCAACTCAACCACCTCTTCAGGAGCCAACCCAAAGTCAACCCTGCGGTGCTCATCCGAAATAGGCACAAACGCCTCCGCACCCAAACAACGGGACTTCTGCCACAGCTCCCCATCAGGCCGCACCCAGGCCTTCCTACCCGTGGGCAGCTTCACCTCCAATGCAACCCCCAATCCCCCATCAACCACACACTTAGCCTTAGTCTTAACCATTTCTACTACCTACCTTTCTTTAATACTTCAACCCCAATATCTGTCTACAAAGTGTACTTACACTTATGTTGGCCTGCTTAGCCAGAAGCACTAATCTCTTTGCAATAGGTACAGGCAACTGAAACTGCAATCGTACCATGTGAGGTACACCAGGAACATGCTTAGGCTGAAATCCATCCAACAAGGACTGGGTAACCTTATTCTTAAACTGACGTTTATTCACCTTCTCGGCGTCAACTTCACGTATCAATATCTGTATAGGCATACTTACTGTATTCATATACGCACCCATAACTGTAACCTACCTTTCTAACCTATCACTCTTATAACTTCTAATAACCGTACGTTTAATCAACGTGGTAACCTCCTTTTTCAGTTGCAGCTGCAGTCGAACACTAAGGGCATCCAAATCCCACTGAAATCTCTTAAGTGCCCTCGACAAGTCATCTGCACCACCACTATTACCCTGACACTTGCATGCAGCACTAAGCACCTCAATTGCATCCATAACTCTCTCGGCAAACGCAGCCTGCCTATACACCCTGTACTTACTGTTATTATAACAATCAATCTCATTGTTAATAATCCTCTTCTGGTGTATATACAACCCACTTGCAGTCACCCTCTTGCCGCCATCAGTATACACACCCGCCAACGCATCCAACTCCTCAAGCGAAGGCCCGCCGTTCTTCAGACTACTACCTTGAAATAGACTCATAACTGTAACCTACCTTTCTATGATTATTGCATTTGTGTACGTAGGGTTATCAATTCTTCATTCTCAGGGTCAGCATCCCAGTGAGCCTCACCTACCTTACCACCCAGCATCTTCTCAGCCAGGTCCCAGGCCAGCGTTGCCGTCAGCATGTTACCCCGAACACTCTGCTCGGCTGTATTGCCAAGAGCACCACAACCCAGCGGATCACTCGTCCCTGCCAACTCCAGCTTAGCTTCTTCCACAATATCAGGATGCTTCTCACGCCAGTCGCCATACACCACTCCACCCCTAACCACCGTCGAATATGCCCATCCACTCGTCTCATCATTCCCCGCCGTAACCATCCTCACCGGTATCCCCCGCTCCGCACTCAATACTATACACTGCTTCAGAGCCTCAACCCTACAGGCATGGTTATCCGGAAACACCATCACATTCACCCCAATCACCTCTGAAGTACCCCCTGCCTGACGCGTAAACTCATCCCCAGCAGCACCGACAAAATTACTCAGCCCCTGCCCCGGCTCCCCACTAAAAGGAGTACAAACACTACTAACACCCCCCGCCAACGCAACAAACTCCTCATCCTCATCAAGAACATCAAAGTCCATCATAGCCACCACTGACTTCACTACCCCTTCCTGCACATCTCCAGGCCACTGCCTCAGGGCATTCCGCTCCTCAAGCGTGTCCGGATCGACGAACACCACCGCAACCTTATCTCTACCCCGCCGGGCCACCCAGTTCTGCATAGCCCCCCGACCATGATAGTAAACCCCACCACAACCAATAACCACCAACACCTGCACCTTCTTACTCATATCTAATAACTCACTCATAGTCCTAACCACCTTTCTTATTTATACTTACCTACATTCACACAATCTACAATAGTATGCAGACCGATAACCGAACACCACTTTACATAACAAGACCAACAGCAGAAGTAAACCGAACGCTCCTTACCATGGTCCCCACCTTCAGGTCGAGTCTCAAATACCCCCACATACCAACCCCTCTTATTCAGTTCCTTATTTCCACCACAAACCCCAACCTGAACTTCAACCTCTACCAATTCTGCCTTGCAATTAGGATTATCACACGACATCTTCACACGTCTCTCTATACCCATCGTAACCACCTTTCCTGCCTGAATACTAACCACAACCTATGAAAACAAGAGTAGGGCGACCTGAACCTCTCAGCCCAACCCACCCTACCCAGCAAACTCTAACCTGTCCAACTTTTCACTCGGACACCAACACCAACATCGTCTTAGCAGCCAGCTTTGGAACTGATAACTGTAGTCTCGATCTCATCGCCATCACGCAGCTCAGTGTCACGTTCAACCTTGGTACCACCGAGGAATACATTGTCAGTGCTGTGGTTAACTACACTGTAAAGCATAGTGCCTGCGTCCAGGGTTAATTCATCATCTACACCACGTCTTCGGATACTTACTGTAATACTCATGATAACTCCATTCTTGGCTGTCTACTTATCTTCAATTAAGGATATCCCCTTAGCGACAACCATCTGTCTAAGTAGATTCCTGTGCCTGGAGGTAGTCCGGCTTCTAACACACAACGCATCAGACATTACAACCTTACCGTCCATCCAGTATCCTATTCTCACTCCATACGAGTACAAACCATCACCCGTACTCATCAGTGAACCGCCACTGGCAGGCTCACCCACTAAAAAACAACTGACTGCTCCAGCTAAGGATGTTCTATAACCACACTTACAACCTATGCCCATACACAATGCCTCCCTTCCTTGTTAGCCTTATCCATAACCAATTCCCATTCTACAACTCCACTCTCAGCCTTACAGTCAAGCCTATTATACAAACCCAATATTTATCGTCGCAAATAAACCACTTAAAGTAGAACACACGCGAAGCAAATACTGTGCCGAAAATCAAAAAACCCGATAAAATTTTCAAAGAGCACAAAACAAGCGAAAACCGCCGAAAAAACCTGTTCGACCACTGGAATATATATGATATACGGCAACCTGTCAATGACAAAACCGGAAAAAAGAAAAAATAATTTTCTACCGTATAAAAAGACACAGTATAGGTATTATATATAAAATACACCCTTATTTTTTTCTAATAGCTTTTATTATAATGAATTATAACTGCCACCCAAAAATTTCCTAACAGCCTAACAGCTTTTCTTTGATGAATTACCACTCCGCTATCTCCCCTACAAGCAGAAAAATAATAAATAATCTTGACAAATATTTTTATATAGTATATAACAGGCTCATCCTTAATTACATGTACCTAACTAACAGGTATACAAAACTGAAAAAACGTGATGTTTCGATTATGTTTCGATAAAAGGAGCCAAAAATGCACTATTGAACCAAATAACCGACAAAACAGGTAAAAGTGTGTATTACGAAAAAATCACGCTGCCTCAATCAAGCGAACTTTGTGGGTTGCCTCCGTACAACGGAAGTTGCCCGAAGCTATTAACCAAACAATAATCACAAGGAGACACAAATGCAAACCCTAACCCGAGACCAGAAAAGAGTAGTATGGATAGGAGTGTTCCTGACCGTCATGTGCATTGGGATAATCCTAATAGTTTCAGGCTGCGATGATACCCTGCAGACTATAGTTGACCCCAACAGTGCCCTGAACCAAACACTGGATACCAGTGCGAAGGCCCTACCTGCAGTACAGGGTGTAGCCACCGTACTAATGCCTGAGTTTGCATGGCTGATCACAGCCCTTGGCGGCCTCTTCGGCACCCTGTTTGGCACATACAAAAACTATCGCACTAAACTACAGTTACATAAAACCCTAATCAGTGAGGATGCCTATAAGCACACCGCCATAGCCATAGTTGACGCCATAGAGAATGTAAGTGATTTGCCTACCACAAGTAAAGCGGGTCCAACAATAGGTGAATTCGTCAAATCAGAGGTCAAAGGTATACTAGTAAGAAAGCACCCTACGTACTATCCTGTGGTTAAGGGTATCATTACGGGTATCAAAGAAGGATTGAAAAACCCTGAATAGGGTCCCACTACCTTAGGAAGGGAAAGCAGTTCGTGGGAGTCGGTACTAACCTGCCGACTCCTGCGGAGTAAAGAGTTGGACAGGTTAAAAAATCAATTAAGGAACCTATTATGGAATCGGATATGAAAAAGGAAGTTAAAATTGGGATGGTTAAAGTTACCATTCAACGTGAGGATCGTCTTAAGGCTATAACTGAGTTATGTGGAGCAATAAACAAGGTGGCTGGAGCTTTAAACCAGGTACCTAAGGTTGAAATAAAGGATTGCTCCTTCGATTGTTCTGTTAACGACGAACCAATAGTAGTTATTGATACGTCGGATGACCCTCTGCAGACTATGGTGGTTAAAACAGAAGCTTAAGGATACGGATAGGAAATGGAGTTCATAATAAGAATCCAGCCCCGGATCAGCATTGACCTGCATAACGTGAATCAACCTAAGCGTCTCCTATGGGAGCGTTGATAAACCAAAGCAGGGGGTGCCCCCGGGGCCGGTTCTCCCCTTATAATCAAAGAAAGGAACGTACTATGTGGCATGATGTTTTTAATACTAAAGTTAATATTTGGTGTTTGGCCCTCGTGGCGTTAGTTGCTGGTCTTGTGCTCCCGAGTCTAACCCAGTGGCATGGTATACACAGGGGTTGGTTTATCTACGCGGGTCAGACCTACCTCGTAATGCCAGAGAATCACCTGCCTACCCAAACCCGGATTCAGGAGTTACTGGCAGCCTCTGGCTATCCCATAAAGGTAGACGGGCACATAGGTGAAGACTCACGCAGAGCTTGGGATAGCGAAATAGGCTACCGGGAGTGCCTCCGCCTCCAACAGAAAGAAAGGAAGTAGTATAATGAAAAAACACAAAAACACAGTAATTACCGATGTAGTGCAGTGTGACAGGGAAAAACAGCATGACGAACTTAAAGCGTTTATTACGGATAGCTTAAAAGGTACAAATACAAAACTAATAAAGCTTGAATGCAAGACGATAATCAAGAAAGAAGGGAACCAAAATGAGTGAATTGGTTGAAAACCAACAAGCAACCCTTACCCCTTTATTAGAGCTGAATGCCAGCGATACGATGCGTATGTTGGAAGGTATAAACCGATGTACAGAGCGGCTCAAGCGTCTAATCGAACTACAGGCCCCTATGGTGCTGGTTAAAAAGGAGACTAGTATGATTCAATACCGTGCATTAGGAGTCTTGAGTGGGTACGAAGCTTCCGCATTGCTAAATTTTGTTTATAGTGTGGACGAAGAACCGAAGAAAGGAAGTGAATAATGAAAGAGATAGTATTAGTACAGATATTGGGAATGGTCGAAGTGGTACTCGTAGGATTTTTGATACTCAGTTATATCAACAGTAAGCATAACCGTCTACAGGAGGCTAATAATGCCATAAGTACGAGACTCTCCCATAAAATACAATATACAGTAAAGCAAATGAAGTGTCCACATGATTGTGTAGAAGTAGTCGATCTTTCTTTTCAACGTAGAGAGTATCCCCGTATAAGACCAGAAATAAACTTTAGATGTCTATCCTGTAAGTATGATACATGGGTAAATATCAAGGATGTAAATCCTGCACAGAAAAAAGCACTTATTTTTGCCGGTTTAGTTGAGGATAAGAAAGGAACCAATAATGCTACAGATATGTCAAAAGCATAAAGATGCAATCGTCACCTTCGACGGCTACCACTGTCCCATATGTGAGGAGATAGACCGACTGAAAACAGAGCTGAAGGACTATGAGGATGCGGAAGAAGAACCTAAACCTAAAAAATAACACCCCCAACCAAGAAAGGTCCCAATGACAAAGCACCTGCCAACGTTTAACCCGATGCCTGACTGTCAGCTGTGTGATCTGCATGATTCGGCTACCCATCCGGGTATCCCCACGCGTGCGTTTGCAGCCTCAGGCAAGTCCAGAGCCTTATTAGTAGTTGGAGAAGCCCCCGGCTACCGAGAAGACCAGCAGTCCGTCAGTTGGATTGGCCCCTCGGGTAAGCTCCTCCAACGCTTCCTGGAGGCCACCCGCATCTCTAAAACTACAGACATCTACCTGTCCAACTCGTGTCGTTGTCGTCCGCCTATGAACGCAGACCCCACCCGTGGGCAGGCTGGCAAATGTAGAGTGCATCTGGCTGCAGACATAGAGAAGCTCTGCAACTACTACCCTGAGGGTGTAACTATCCTGTGTTGTGGCCGGTGGGCAACATTCACGATTTCAAAGCTCTCCTCCCTAAAGTCTGCATTCTCTAATCAGGGTGCAGACTTGTCATCATTCAATACTTTCAATATTTCACCCGAGCATGCCCGTATACCCAAACCCGTATTCTTCACTTATCACCCGGCCATGCTGATGCCTGGACGTAATCCTGCCCTCCTGCCTGCAGTCATAGCCCACTTTGAGCTACTGACTCGCTACTTCTCGGGTGACTTCACCCCAGGCGGTATAACCGTATCTCCGGTAGTCAACCCGCCTGTACCCAAACACATGCCTCCACTGGTGTGCCTGGACATAGAAACTTACGGTATCCTCAAGGGTGTCGAACAAACAGTCTTTCATCCTACCAAAGCCCTACACATCGACAAGCAACCAATAGGTACTCAGGTAGTTACTGTGGCTTTCGGCTATGAAGACCCTGAAGGGCCATCTGGCTATACAACCTGTGTATACCGCTTCGATAAGGACATAATCCGTATTCGTGAGTGGTTCCATCGAATGAGTACTCAGAATACTCTACTTATAGGGCAGAACATAAAATTCGACCTTCAATTCCTAAGGGCAAATGACTCCGTCCTGAACTACTGGATTAGTCCCCTCAGGCTCCATCTCGATGATACCTTGTTAGTCAGCTTCCTCTGGTACGAACAGCGTCCCGAAAAAGGACTAAAGGAACTGGCCACTCTCTATGGTATCTCAGACTACACTAAGCTAACGGTCACCGGCAAAACAGGCACCGCAACCAGCCCTGACGACCCCGATCTCCAATACTACAACTGCCTAGACGTGGCTACAACTCTCGCCCTCTACAAAATGGCGTGGCAGGAGATCGTCAAAAAGTATGGGCCCGATAACCCCAAAACATCAACTGTCTGCCGAGACATACGAAATCAGATACTCTGGTGTATAATCCTGATGGAAACTACAGGCAGCTGCGTAGATGTACCTGCAATCCATAAAATACATGACGACCTCTGCACCGAGATCAACACCCTGATCGAACAAGCTTCTGAAATGGACCTGATACTCCGGGGCAAAGGCTCCAAAACCAGTTGCCTCGCTCTCATCACGACCGCCGTAGAAGAACTGGGTCTCATAAATGACAGTCGCCTACAACTAACCCCAAAGACGCGACAAATATCTATCAATAAAGAGAACGTCAACCTCATCCTCGAATGCCTGGAACCCGACAGCAACTACCGACTGCAACCCTACCTGCTAATCTTCCAGCAATACAAAACACTCTCTAAACTATTCACCAGTTACACCAACCCTCTGGTGAATCAACCCAAGAAGGGTATCGTTCACTACTTCGAGAACTCACGCAAGGGTATGATCTACCCCTCATGGTATCCCATGCCCGCACACGCAGGCAAAAGTGATAACAGTATCGAAGGGGGCACCATACAGGCACGCTTTAGCTGCAAAGGCCCCGCCCTACAGACTTTTCCCTCTAAAATAAAACACACCATGACCAGTCGCTACCCCTACGGCGTAGTCCTCGGCTACGATCTGTCCCAAATAGAACTGCGGATAGCAGCCCTGCTGTCAGGCGACCCCATAATGCTACACGAACACAATATAGGTCTAAATCGTCACACCCAGACAGGCCTACTCTTCGCACCCGATGCTGACATCAACAGCAAATCCTTCCAGACACGCGAACGTCAGTTAGGTAAGAAATTAAACTTCCTTGTGCTTTTCCTCGGTGGAGCCTTCAAGTTTCAAGAGACTGCTATGCAGGAACTCGGTATCCACATAGAACTTGACCGCTGCCAACAGATAATCGATGCTCACGACGCCAAGTATCACGTCTTTCGTAGTTGGCAAGCTTCCCTTATAGCCGAGGCGCGCCGTACCGGATATGTTATGCTCTTTACCGGCTGGTCACGTACCTTTGGCCGTGCCAGTCTGTGCGACAACTACCTGAACGAAATCTGTAACATGCCGATACAGGCCATGGCCGCCCAGATAATGCAGTCCGCACAGTACGCGATCACCTGTGATCTCATAGCTGCCCGCCTACGTGCTCGAATAGCGTTCCAAATAATCGACGCTGTTTATATTGACTGCCCCCGAGAGGAAATCACAGCGGTAGATAAAATTGTAGATAAACACTTGACAAACCCACCCTTACTTACTATACTGTCCATGGAATTAGGCAGAACCGTACCGATGGTATATGAAAGGACACAGCTATAGTATATGAGTAAGCAAATAAACGGCCTGCTGAAATACGGACTGCCCGACAAACTGATCGTACAGATAGACACGCGTGAGAAATACCCTCTTCTCTTTCCCAGCCACATAGTCGTAGACAACCCACTACAGGCACAGAACTTCAAGCAGATACTTCGTGTGCCTGTAGCCACCGAATCAATAAAACTGGACGCAGGTGACTACCGGCTCAAGAACTACCCTGACCTTTGTGTCGTGGAACGTAAAGCATCTGTCCTAGAGTTACTCAAGAACTTCTACGACCCCAAAGATCAGATCAGACAGGCCAAAGCATTCAACAAGTTAGCCAAGGTTAAACACCCCGTTCTCCTCCTTGAGCTAAGCCCATCCCAGATACTACGCAGCAGCGATACCGTCTACCCCGAAAAAGTAATGCACCGTCTCTGCAGAATAGTTGCAAAATATAACTTCAATTTACTCTGGGCCTCAAGGTCCAGTAGTACGACATCACGCAGGGCACTGGGTACAGCTGTCGTGCACCTGATGCTCGGATACGCAATGAGACAAATACAAGAACAAAATAACAAATAAGAAAGGTAAATTTATGCCAAGCGAAGTAAGACCAATACGCTGCGAGAACTCAACCCGTTGGCCCGCCGGGATAGCCCCTGACGGCACCGCCGAACAAGTACTATTAACCTCCCCGGGTGCCAATAAGCGCATTAATATCACGCAGCTAATCGTATCGGTACCTCCTGCAACAGCCTCATCTTTTAATTTTCTATCTAAGGTAGGGTCAGCAGCATCAGTAAACCTCCTTGCGGATGGCTACATAGTCGCTACCGCAACTACGGTAGTATTGAATTTTCCTCACACGTTGGTTCTACCTGAAAATGCAGCCCTGCAGGTAACATTATCAAGCGATCTTAATAGCCTGGGTGGTGTAGTAGCCTTCGGATATGACGATTATATTTAAATGTAAAAGTACAAGAAAGGTAACATAATGGCCTCAATAGAAGTAAGACCAATAAGAGTAGAGAACTCAACCCGTTGGCCCGCCAGCGTACCTCCAGCTGGCACCGCTGAGATGACTGTATTAGCATCTCCCGGGGCTAACAAACGTATTAGCATAACAGGTATAACACTATCAAATGTTACGGCATCAGGCTACTCCTTCCAGTCTAAGGTGGGAGAAGCTGCCTCAGTAGATTTGTTTGGTGGTGCAATATTCTATGTTGGTGCTATCGGTACAGTACCCATGAATTTTCCCCATACCGTAGTTCTTCCTGAAAATGCAATACTTAGGGTAACCCCTACCGTAGACGGTAGTGCTGCTGGAGCAGTGATTGTATTTGGGTACGATGACTATACGTAAAAAATATTGAAATTTTTTTATTTTTCTCTTGACAACCCGAGAGAGTTTCAATATATTATATGGAACGAGTTGGACAGGTCGGGAGTAGGTAAGGATTCCTTATCACTCCCGGCACTTATTTTCTTAAGGAGAAACAATGAATACCCCCGGTGACAATATGCTGAAGCATCTGAGCCCTGACGGATGTCCCCCAATACTGCTTATGCCTGCGTCTGAGGGTAATATTAAATCTGAATCTTGTGTCACACTAGTAGACCCCGTTGCTTATATCTCGATACGTGATTTTCTGATATCCAAGATCAATCTAACAGTGGATACCGCAACACCGGAGACTTCGGCACTTGATATTGACGACGCTGCTGTGAATGAAGCGTTAGAGAAGATTGTAGATGAACACAAAGCCCTACATGGCAAAGAGGCACAGAAGCAGCCGTGGTTTGATCGCCTCAGAAAAGGAAACCTAAATTAACCTAACCCTAAAAAATAATAACACAGGGGAATCGGAACTTATCCCCGCTGAAGTAGAAAGGAACCGCTATGAGCAAACTAATTCTCCCCCCCGCCGCCGCACCTGTTGAACAACCGGAAGAGTCATACGTGCCACAGACACTACCTATAGATGTAAATGACACTTCGGAGTTGACCTGCTATATGCAGCCACTCCACCAGTCCAGTATGAGTACCTGTCTGAGGTGTAAGCGTAAGTTTATGTACAGAGATCGATGGTGCCTGCGTCCCAAGTTCTCCGCTGATGCCGGTGCCCGCTCTCAGGGTCATCTCGTACACCGATTGATGGAGGTTGGGCCAGATGGCGTATATATAGTACGCGACGAGGTTGCTGCTCAGATGCAGAAGCTCACCCTGCGTATAGATGCCGGTGAGGACCTGCTGGGCGATTTGGCCTCGGTAATTAAACAGATAAAAGACTACTTCAACAAGGCCCTGATGATAGCCGAGATTTACTGGGCGAACTTCCCTACCCCTGACAACCATGAGATTATAGCCAAAGAGAAATTGATCTATATCTACGTCGATCTGGACATGCACGACGGCACCACAACCAAGGTAGCCATCGGCGGTACGGTCGATCAGGTACTCATCAACAAGGACACCGGTGACGCCTACATACGAGACTTCAAGTCCACAAGTAGAGACGTAGAGTACACCCTAACCGGATATCAATTCAGCCTGCAGTGTAGAATGTACCGGTTGTTAGCTTCCGCCATAGTGAAGAAAGCACCCAAGGGATTCATCCTTGACCTCTTACAAATGCCTACCATTAAATTCTGTAAGAAGGATGCCAACTTCGATGCCTACGTCAAACGCTGTCGCAGCTGGTACATCCAGCAGGGCAAGAAGGCCATCCGCTCATTCTCAATACTCTACAATGAGCCGCTGGACAACCCGGAACTATACGGTAATCTGCGTGTCTGTAGTGCCTATCAACGTGCTATGCCCCCCAAAGACCTGCCAGGCTCTCTATTCGTAGATATGTTCCCGCGGGACACCACCACAGCAACCTGTAAGGATTACCAGCGTGTATGCGATTATTACATGCTCTGTAACACCAGCATGGCTGCCTGGCCTGCTCTCCTCCACCAACACTTCGTGGTAGTAGAGCCCAAGATGCCCCTAACCCCAAACATACCCGCCCCCCTACAAGAATCTGAACAAGAATCCGAACAAGAATCGAAACCTATAACTAAGGAGAAACAAAATGCCAGTACCAACACCACCACCAACACCCCTACAAGTAGCCGTAGCAAAGGCAAAGGAAAAGGCAAAGGCAAAGCTACCCCCAAAGCCCCAAACGCAGACGCCTAATACTATGACTGAGATAAGGCCGCAGTCTCTGCCGTCGGCGTACCTTAACCTCGGCGTTAAGACTGGGTATGATCCGGTTAAGGCAAACGAAGTTCGTATGTTCATCATCGGCCCTCCTGGTGGAGGCAAGACTACCTTCGTATCCAGTAGTCCCCGTACCCTCATCCTCGATTTCGAGAAGGGGGCAAGCGGCATACCCAACACCAAAGCCCATAGGCTATACGTAAAGAACAAAGAACAGCTGGATGCTATTGTCTCCCAGCTTGAGGCTGACGGTGCCAGCAAGAACCGGCCTTTTGATCGGGTAGTTATAGATACCATCGACCAGTTGCTCGAAGTAATGAATGCCCCACTATCTCTGCAGTACGATTGTGTAGACATCACCATGTATGGCTCGCACGGGGCTGGTTACTCCATACTCCGTAATGCCACCTGGGATTACATCGGACGCCTGGAGCGTGCTGGGTACGCGTGGACGGTAGTCGGTCATCTGACTGAAAAGAGTATCGTGGTTGGTAAAGCAGAGCGTACCGTGCTTAGACCTGTATTATTTAACTCATTCGCACACCAGATCATGCGTAACAGCGAACTGTCCTGCATGATTAGCCCTGTCTCTCATACTGTACCTAAGTATTTGGTTAAAACAGTCAAAGGCCAGAAGATAAAGGTCAGGTCTGGGGATGAAACAGTCACCCGAGTAGTGTTGAATGTAGCCAATACACCTGAGTTTGGTTCTAAGGTCAGCAAGCGTCGCGGAGTACCCACCATGCGAACCCAGATAGACCTACCAGAATACCTCGATGCCAAGACTGGTTGGGGAGTATTCAAGGAGGCGTACGACGAAGCAATAGCCAGTATAAAAACAAAGATTGGAATGTAAGGGTATACGTTACGTAAAACCCATATTTTTTTAACCTTTTAATTAAAGGAGTCATAGCAATGGCAGAAGCAGAACAAGATTTACAGTTGGATGCTGAGTTTGAATCTATACTCGGCGACTTCGAGAAGGAGTATTCAGATGCTGATGTGTTCAGTAGTTGGATGCCCCCGGACGGAGAGTATACCGTCATGATCAGCGGGTACGACAAAGGCATCAGCAAGAAGGGCGATCTCCCGCTTGCATGGTGGAAGCTAACCGGAACCCTTATCGCAGAGGGCGACCCCGATCTCAATGGCAAGGAGTTCACGCTTGGATTCTTCAACTCGAAGAACCTGGCCTACTCCCTCAAGCCAGCCGTAGCAGTACTGGCTGGGCGTATCGTTAACGACCTTCGTGCATCTATCGAGATCGTTGCAGGTTCGGTCGGCACCGTAGTGACCGCAGGTGTGGAGCGTGGTATCAGCCGCAAGAGCGGCAAGAAGTTCACCAACGTCTCTCTCCTTGAAGTCATCGACGCCGCAGCCTCTGAATCCGAAGCAGTAGATCCACCCACTGAACCCGAAGCAGCCACTGAATAGTCAAGTAGTGAAAAGCGTAGTTGTTTCTTCTCTCCAGACTGGCGGTGGCTAACCCTGCCGTCAGTCCTTTTTATTATGAAAGGTATAACTAAAATGAAACCCAAAGTAGACCCCTCGCACCCAAGAGCACGGGCACGAATCGTCAAAGAAGGACTTCAGACCTGCATAGAAGGACATTCCCCTACCGTAGCTCTAAGTATAAACATATATCGACATAAACAGGAAACCCCAAACCCTGGTTACTACATCTATATACCCCGCAGGTTTGGTCTTGCATGGTATCCCCTGCCCGGAAACCAGTTTGTCGGTATGCACAAGTGTTTATGTCTGACAATACAACACCCAAAACGTACCACCGATCTGATAAAAATATCAAAGGCCCTTCCCACCATAGAACCCTTTGGTCCCACCGTATGGTTGGCACGAGTCAAAGCCTATCTCAAGACCCATCAGGAAATGCGGGCATACATACCCGAAAACATTTGGCCTGAGGCGGCACGTGTACCTGTCGATAACAACCTACGCAGTACCGCTATTTGCCAAAGTCTTATTGGCACCGACGGTAATGATTACACCGTTCTGCACATAGCAGCAGTTACTGCCGATGGACTACTGAGACCCCTTCTAAAGGAGTAACCAACTATGGCTGAATCGGCACTGTCCCTCATCAGGAGTGCGTACATGGAGGCTCTAACCCTCGATACGGACGACCTGATGGTTGTGGACTACATCATAAGTCTCTATACTGCAAACAAACACCCAAAGCTGACCGAACCGGTTTGGGGCTACATCATCGGCCCGCCGTCCACCAGCAAAACCGAGTGTTTACGTCCTTACATGGGCCACAAAGATTACATATTCATATCCAATATGACAGAGAACGCCCTCCTCTCCGGCTACGAGGACGCCGAAGGTAACGACCCCTCCCTGATCAAACTCCTTGATGGTAAACTACTCATCTGGAAAGACATGACAGCCATGCTACAAGACAACCCCACCAAAGTATCCAAGATATGCGGAGACCTCCGGGATGCCTACGACGGCCACTGTGCCAAGCCATCGGGGCGTTCAGGCTTACGCTCCTATGTATCAAAATTCGGTGTGATAGCAGCCGTCACTGACTACATAGATGCCTACAACGAATCCAACCAGCAGCTTGGTGAACGCTTCGTATCCTTCCGCACCTGTCGCGTAACCAAATCATTCAACGACCAGATAGATTTCCTTATGAGCATCTCAACCAAGTTTGCCACCAAAACCCTCTGGAGAGCCCAACTAGCAGGCAAAGTACAGGCTCAACTCCTAACGATAAAACAAACCTTCCTCACCGACCCTCTACCAACCATAGACACCGACACCGACCGTCAGTTAGCCCGTATTGCCCTGTTGTTATCCACTCTACGAACAAGTCCCATCAAAGGCTCCCCCGTAGAGGCGGAATCTGGAGCACGTCTGATGCAACAACTAACCTCCCTCGGACTCGGTCGCATAATCGCAGACAACAGAAAGAGTTGGACAGGTTCTGATACCTCCTTCGTTCTTCGGGTGGTGATCGATACGTTATCCCCAATTCGCAGGCGTCTACTTATGGCACTCTATCAAAAGCCCCAGTCCAACATATCATACACTATAAACCAGTTAGCGACCCTCATCAGAACCCCCCCGGCCTCCCTCGCTGCAATAATTTCACAGTTTATGCACACCGCAATACTAGTAGAGAGTCGTAGAAACACCACAAACAATAACACCTATGCCTTGTCAGCCAATATCAGAACTGTGCTTAATGAAACAGGCCTGTTCATTCCTGGCCCACACCTGCCTAATCCTCGACCACTATCAACACCAGCAGCAATGCAAGAATAATCAATCCTGTAATCGCTCAGCCCATGATCAATCCTCAAGTAACATGGTTAAAGACTCCGGGGCCGTATCAAGGTAGTTCCCGATCTTACTGTGTATGGCCTGCCCCGCGAACTCCGAAAACAAAGGCTTGTACTCTTTGGGGAAGCCCTTCAGTACGCGCTGAATCCTGTTTATATGCCTACGATCCCTGTACGCCCGTATATCAGACTTCCGTACCTTCAATTTACCCAGCTCCGGATACTTCTCACTGAACTCCTTACTTATCTTAGCGGCTTTCTCCATATTATTGTTTGCCAGCTCATGTATCCACACCCTCCTGTACTTCCTGAGCATCTCACGTTGGCCTAGCAAATACTGCATCATCTTACGTTCCTGCTCCACATCAGCATTGTGAATACCCATCCCTCTCAATACCAACTGCATCGGGGTCTGCTCCGAGATCAGTGCCCCATCCTTATTGTACACCGGAATCTTACCTTCTGCCGACCTCTGCTTATACCCCGCATACTTAGGTGCAAACGTCCTATACGCCCTTCTGGCCGCCAACCCCCCAGGCAACGCAATACCAGCCATCCTTCCCCCAAGCCCCTCATAGTTACCCGTCATCACACTCTTGGCTACATCACCCACCGCCGAGATAGCAGGTGGAACCAACGGAAACGGATAGAACGGTGAACTCTCATACTGAGGAAAAGGTAGAGCCGCAAATGCCAACCCGCCACTAACATCCGTATTGAGCAAATTCTTCGCCACCGTATACAATCCCGCCGAACCAACCATCGTCCTGCCCATAATACCAGTAGTAATCCCCCTGGCCCCCTCACCCAACGGCCCACCGGGGTGCATCATCCTGGACGAGTTATACAAAAACTCCAAATATCTCATCGGAAAGTGCATAAACTGCCTTGCAGGAGCCGATACACCCCTCAACCACTTAGGAACACCCAACGTCCCCCCATAAAATTGAGTCAGCCGGGTCAATTGCCCAGCCATGCCCGCCGCGTCAGCCGCCGCCAGCCCGCCTTTTGTGGCCCAGTCATGCGACGAGTAAAATGCCAACAACCTATTGAACTTTTCAGACCCCGCGAACGGCATCATCATAAGCTTCTCTATCTTCCTGATACCCCCCAGCTTACCAAGAATCTGTCCTTCCTTAGCTATATCCCCAGTCATCATCGCCTGTGCGATCCGCTCACTGGGAAACTGCCCTGTGTATTCAGGAAACACCACCGTAAAAGCCTCCTCAAAGCTCTTAGCCAGCTCACCCGTCCCAGGCACCCTAACCCCCCGCCAGTTAGTCAATTTGCCCAGCCCCCCCGTAACCCTGCTCATCCCTTTCATCATAGACTTACCACCCACAATAGGCAGCGTAGTAATATAGTTCTGCAGCAGATTCTTACTAACCGGACTCATATTCATAGCCAGCGTAGAAGCATACATCCTGGAGGCCAGTGCTCCGCCAAACGTAGTAGCCGACAGCTTACCGGTCGAACCGCCCAACGCATCTATCATCCACTGCTTCGTACTGGAAGGTATCAAATTCTGAGCTTTACCGGGCTGGATCAAAAACTCCTGGGCCGCCCGCGTAGTACTCCTGAAAAACTGATTACGAGCAAACTCCTTGGGATTCATCATCCCCCGCATCATCGCCGCCGTATAGTCCCCCCACATTGTCTGCTGCCACTTATCTCCGGTCTTAACGATATTAGTCATCGTGGGCCCATACCCTTTGATCCACCAGTTGTGTGTAGGAGACACAGCCTTAAACAACCGAGGCATAGTAACATCTGCCCTCAATCCAAACCGCGGAACCGAACCAACCTCAACACTAAGCAAATCAACTAACCCCTTAATATCCTTAGGCCGATACTTAGCCGCCTCCGCAAGTTCCTTCACCAGCTTACTTCTGATCTCACTCTTAGACTCAAATACATGCAGGTGCTTCATTATACCCTCAATCACTTCTTCAAACCCCGCCTCAATCTCCTCAACCGTCCCACCAGGTGTACGAAGAGCACTCCTAATCGTATCCCGCTCGGCAGCTAAGGCTCTTAGTTTTGCCTTGTTTAACGCACTTATAGTCCTCCCCGGTGTTAAAGAGCCTACGTCTCGCATATGGTGTTCTACGCCTATATTACGGATCGCGTCTATTTTCTGATCTACTACCTTTAACTGCGAAGCTACCCGTGCTTTGACCTTTGCACTGATCGGTTTGGGCATTACTTTCCTACCATAGAACTTAATCATATCATCGGTCAGGTTAGTCAATCCCTTGCGGGCATTCTCAATATTCGTGGGCTCAATACTAAGCAGCTTTTTATACTGCACCGGATCAAAGTAATCCTTCATCATCTCCAGGTCAGCCTGCAACGGAATCGAATACCCCTTAGTAGCAGCACTCCTACCCGCAGTCCTCCCCTCTAACGCCACGTTCAGGGTTTCCCTATACCTCCGTCTAAGCTCAGCACTACTCAGCTTGAGCCACTCCTGTGCTTTACTCTTGATTGTCGCACGAGCCGGAAAGTAATCAGACCCTGTAGTGCCGGATCGCATCAGAAACCCTTTTAGCTCCATCTCGTGCATAGCACTCCCTCCGTGCTCAGCAAATCCAGGCCCCTTAGTCATCAGCCCATCCACCTCAGCATACAGTGCCTTTAGTTTTCTGGCAGCCTCCAATCTTACCGGGCCCAGCTTAGCCTGCAGCTTAGGCATCAGGGGTACCTTTGTGCCCAGAATATCTCCATACTTCACACTGAATATATTATCTGTCTTATTAAAGCCACGAGCATAGGACTCTATAGCCATAAAGTCTTCCTTAAGCAGTTTCCTACCTAACTTCTGGCCCATCACCGCCACCAGATCATCAAACTTAGCCTCCAGCTTCGACTGCACCAGTATGGTCTCGTTGGTCTGTTGACCCAGCAACTGTAGAAAATCCTTCTTGTACCACAGGTTACGGTAGTTTGTAAAGTCACTAAACAAACCACGCAAGAAAGGACTGGAGCCCTTGATAAAACCCTTACCTTCTTTTAATAAGGCATTTAGCTGTTTAGGGTTTGCGATTTTACCCCAGGGCCCCAGCATCATAGCAAGACCAATAATAATCATTGGATTTGTGGCCAGGTCCATAGCGGTGGCCATAATTGGATTCTTTTTAGCTGCCTCATTGGGCATGAACGCCGACCTTATCGACTTTATCTCCGCCGGAGACAGCTTCATCGGGCTGATCAGTGCGGTCATCGCAGCCCCCATATCTCCTGATGCCATGTTACCCAGAGCAATAGAGCTACGATCATACAGCTCAGAGGGAAATACCATAGTCCTGCTTATGACCATTCTAACCCCCTATAAGTTCTTCACCCCGTGCTGCCTGGGGCATTCCCGATTCTCCCTGCATTTGTTGCATAAGCATCGCCAGATTCTGCTGATACTCACCCTGCACAGCGGGCATCATAGCCTGTCTGAACATCATCTCCGGTGTCGGAGCCTGAGCCTCCGCAATATCCCTATCCATAGCCTGCCCTTTTACATCCATACCTCCACTAAGCAACTCATACAACAACCCAATACCAAGCCCCCAACCTAACTCCGTACCACCAGGCTTCTTGAGTTTATTGAAACTACCCTTAATCTTATCCAATCTACCTATCTCTTTAACGCCACCAGCAGCCGCCGCTGCATCATCCACGCCACCAGCAGCTAATCTAGCTGCATCATCCAACTCTGAGGCCACCCCTTTTATAACCCCACCACCCATAGGTGGGGTGCCTGTAATACCTGCAGTACTGGAACCTACACCTACACCTCCAGCAGTGCCGGAAGCTACTGCCTGCACGGTTGCTTTAAGATCGCTTAAGTTCCGTACCCCAGCAAACTTTGAACCGGTCTTAGCTACTGTAGTTTGGGTTGTTATATCCCTAATATTATCAATTAGTTTTTTCAGGACGCGGGGTTCCCCCATAGTATTCTCAGCAACCTTAGCCGCAATAACTATTTCTTTTCCCTGACTAACTGTTGCATTTCGGATGAGCGCAGTTATACCCTTTGCTGATACAGGATTACCCCCCCTACCTGTCTGTCGGGCTAAGTTCATAATCTGTTTAATTAAAGTTTCAAGTGATTGGTTGCTTGCCATTTGTCTATCCCTTTATCTCATTAAAGCCAATAATGACGGGTTGTTAGCCAGGTTACCACCAACGCTTGCCGGGGGTCTGCCTGCATTTCCCAACATAGCCATTACCATAGCCATCTGTTTATCCGAAGTATTCTGATCCCTACTAAGCATATCTCTCAATAGCTGAAACTCCTGCTCGGAAGTCCTATCTTCCCGCCCGGTCTTAATATTCAGTGCTTGTACCTTCTCCGCTCTGGTGCCAGCGGCCTGAGACATCCTACTCATAGCCTCGAACTGCATTCTGCTCGCTTCATCGGCCTTGCCCTGCATCTTCTCCGCATGAGCCCGTTCACCTGTTTTCCCAAAAAGCCCGATACCCTTGCTCATTACCATACCCCCGGCAATAGCCATAAGAATTTGACTTATAGGGTCAATGATACCTAATAGTTGAAACATAATAAACTCCTTATTCTATATTTTTATTCGCACCTGAACCTATTGACTCAATAACTTCAACCTGTGTATCCATGCCCTGAAGCAAAAGAAGATAAGCGGCCTGCTGCATTGCACCCTGCTCATTAGCATTGGCAATAAAACTACTGTTATTTGGATTAGGGATAGGTACGTACTTATCAGTCCCTAATTCCTTGAATAATAAATCCAGATTAGCCATAGGATCAGCCTGCATATTAGTGTATTTCTCCAATCGGGAGCTAATATCAGCAGCAGCCGTACCCATAGCATATTTCGCTGCTGTAGCTACATCTTTATTATCACTATCGCCCAATTGTGCCAGGGTTATTTTAATACGTGACAACTTACTAATAGCTGGCGACATGTGTGTGTCATAAAACTCCCGCACCTTAACCCCTCCAGTCGGAGTCATACCAACCCTATCACTATGAGCGTCAAGAGCCAGAAACGACCCCTCTATCAACTCCCGCAGACTAGTCAGTCCCTCTCCAGTAAGTTTACCCTCCACAATCGCCGCACTCAGTAGCTTCTCACCCTGAGGACCAGCCAACTGATTGAACGAAATAGGCAGCTTATCCCCAAGTATCTTGGACAGTTCAACGGATGCTCCTTTTAATGGATCAAATGCTACCAATTTACCTTCTGGTTCCTTAGCCAATTGCCTGTCTATTCTCTCCTTACCACCAGGCAACCCAGACTTAAACGTACCCCAGATAGTAGCCCCTTCCTCTTCCATTTCAGCCGTCTCCTTCTCCCACTTACTCTTATCCTCCATCAATCTATTCATAGTGAGAAAATCAGGCAGTGCCTCCCCAACCAAACCCTGATAATTAACCTTATTGTTTTCAAAATCCTTATTACGTTGGTTCTGTTCCACCGTCCCTTTAATAATCTCATTTTGGCCGTTTCTTTTCTGCAAGTTCGACCGAGCCTCAAATTTCAACTTTTTTAGCTCGAACGCGAGATTACGATTTTGACTACGATTTAATTGTGCAGCATTCACTGTTGCTATATCCATAGCTAGCTCTCGTGCGGCTGCGGCCCGTTCCTTCTCAGAAGTAAATACCTTCTGCTGGAACTCCAGCGTAGCATTAGCCCGAGCCGTACGCCCCTCCTCCTCATTTCTTCGGCTGAGGTCAAGCAGCTTATTATTCTCAGTTTGAGCTTCTATTTGACGATCAGTAATATCCTGCTGCGTTACAGCCTGCAACTGAGCCCGCTGCATTCCCGCCTCGTTAGAGGAACGCTGCATCCCAGTCTCATGGGCCCTTTGCTTATCCTGAGCAACACTGGCCACCATCGTAGGATCGGGAGCCCCAAACTGAAGCGGTGTCATCCCCGTACGCATTTCATTAGCTAAACCCATAATAATCTCCAATCACATCAATCACTAAGCATACTGGTTACTATACCTATTTGGCATATCCCCAGCAGGTCGAGTTATAATTCTCTCACGTGTATCTTTTGTGCGAGCCCCCGCAGCTGCTTGGCGTCTCCGGTTAACCTCTATAGTACGATCTGACGCAGTAGCTCTACGCTCTGCAGCAGAGGGCCGACTACCCCCCGTACTCGAATCAGACTTCGTCTTCGCACTCGCCGTACCACCACTCGAACTACCATCAGACGACCCCTCCTGTCCAACTCTACCTCCACCATCGGAGCCGCTAACCCCACCAGCTGATACACTAGCATAGCTGCGACCAGATGCCATGTTAGCCAGCAAAGCCGTTAACCCGGAATAGTTCATTGTCAGCTCAGGCATAGCATTATACCATTTAGACAAATTCTCTTCGCCCGCCAGGTCAAGCTGCCTGAGAGCAACCTTCTGTTGTGATAGTTTTAATTCCCATTGTATTTCGGAATTGGCCCGCAGCTTAGCCGTCTCCAGAGCATTCTGTTCGGCAAAATTCGAGTACATCGCCATCTTGGTGCCAACCTCAGCGGTCAACTGCTGACGAAGCTGAGCCGCCTGCTCGGCGAACTGTTGATATTTAGCTGCAATATTACTACTCATCACAGCTAATGATTGGTGTTGTTGACCCTTGAACGCCTGATACTCAGCACTATCTTTACCGTACCTCCAGGCAATATCTTTTTCCTGTCGTGTCATTGCCCCAATAGTAGATTGTATTGCCACCTGCATATCGTGTGCCTTAGCACTATTCCTACTCTCGGTCAACTCATCACTAAGCGTATCAAGCCTATCGAACATCTCCACATTACGATCATACGTATTCTGCACATACTCATCGGCCTTTGCCTCAACATTTTCCCACCTCTCGGACATACGCTCCGTAGTCTTTTCCATATCAACTTCGGCCTCCTGCAGGCCCTCCTGATAATTCCGGGTCTTTTCGGTGATCGCACTGAGTATCTGCTCGTTTTCAGCCTGCTGATTACTCATAGCCTTCTTTTGAGCACCAAAATCAGTAAGGGCCGCTCCAGCCATAGCCTGACTCTTAGGTGAGGTCATGGTTTGCATCAAAGATTCTATACCGGGAACGTCATAAGCCTTTCCCATATCGGTAAGTTTATCCTGCCCCGCTTTTATTTGGGGTGTTATTCTTGGGCCACCCCCACCCATCATTACAGTACCTCCGCCTGGTTTTCCACCCATAGCTTGACGAGTCAAACCAGGACTACTGGACACAGTACTTGCTGTATCTCTACTAACAGCTTCACGGAGAAGCTTATTATAGGGGTCAGCAGCATCAGTATCAAAATCGTAAGGCCTTACCAACTTTGCCATAATCAACTTCCTTTCTAATCAGCAGCATTTCTACTCTCAGTTATTGTAACACCTACTTCGGCTCTTGTCAACTCAAAACCTGTACCGACTGATATTTGTTCTATATATGGTTCTACTACTATTCCATCTATATTAATACTTTCAGACATATCCGCGGGATTAGTGTCCGCCGCGACGTACGATGAAGAGTTGGACAGGTTAGATGATCCGTTTCGGTATCCTGAGAGTCTGAACTTATTATTAGATAGGTTTGTGAAGCCGGACTGGTCGATTACTTCAAGGGTTATCGAAGTCATGTTCCACCGTTTGAATCTGTATACCGCAACCCGTGGGTCATTATCCCGGAGGGGCCACATTCTAACTTTAAATGGTACAGGGCTAACTGCATACGTATCGCCTATCGCAATCTGATTATCAAACGCAGTCACCAGTACCATCGTAGTTCCCTTAAACGATTCTATCACGCGGGACTCTCCGGCATTGTCTCCGCTTGTCATGTACACCAGGGCACCGATCATATCGTCACTAAAGGTTGCACCTGTATCTATCACATTATCCGTACCTACATTTGTAGTTGCCCCGTTAAATGTATACTCGCCCGCCCCATCATCGTCCAGGGCCCACATGGTTCCGGAGCCTGCCGTGTTGGCGTCAGGATACACGATCAATCCGGTTTCGGTAATAAAGTAGGCCCTCTGCATGTCCTCATCCACTATATCTATCGTACTGGATACTGTTACAAAATTAGCACCCTCCAGCATAGACACCGACTGTGTGGAGTGGCCTATCTGCAGTATCTCGTCATCATCTGGATTAAGAAAATAGCTTGTATTCATCCTGGCATCATAGGCACTCTTAACCTTAGCCAGGTCGCTTGCCCAATCTCCAAATACCACCCGGTCAGCAGCGGTTATCTGTGCCGCATTCCCGCGGGTACCATCAAGCAGCATAAAACCCAGCCCGCTAAGCATCACGATACTGTTACCCACCGAATGGGCGGCCTCCTTAGCTACGATTCCCCGCCTCAGGTGCATCTTGGTAAACTTAAGCGGCTGAGTATCTGATTTCTTATTCACCTGTACTATCGAGCTGGTTGCCATAATATAGCACGAATCGGCCCCATTCACATAGTTCAAGGGCACCCCATCCATAGTATCTGCCTGGTACTCGTTATAACTGTTAAAATACTCTGGCGACAACTGATCCGCAGCCGAGTGCAGCGTATTAAACCCCCCCTCATCCGTAGCAGCCTGTGCTATCAGCGTTATCCCCTGATACCTACCGATAGCCCCCGACTCAGGCACCGCCTTCATTATGTCCGTCTCCGGATTATATGTCTCTTGAAAAAATAATGCCTCATCGGGTATCCTCCCCACATCCAACGTCAGAGCATTCCACTTACTCACATCAGTCCACGGATTAGAGTCATCACTCAGATCCGGAGTGGTTACTCCTGCCTGTGTTAGCTCCGTATCAAGATACAATAATGCCCCCGCCGAGGTAGAACCCGCTATATTGACCGATCTGAACACCTGCAGCGTATCAAACAAATCAGCGAACCCTGCACCACTATCAGTGTATGTAAAGGATGCACTACTGTCTGGAAATTCAATATGATACTTACTATAGCTGTTTGTGTCTTCAACCGTCGTATGTATCGTACTCATGGCACTGTACACATTTCGGGTGGAACTATAAAATCGGTACGCAAACTGATAAGTACCTCCTAACCGTAGATAATATCCATCATCTGAAGCTACCGCCACCGGAGCACTCCCTGGTGCATACGTGATTTCTGGTAGCGACGTCGTAAAAGCACCAGCTCCTGAATCCACCACCGTCAGTGCCGGGGTTCCAGAAGTATCCCAATACACCGTCTTACAGGACTGCCCCTCGATGGCGATCATCAGGAAATCCCCGGTCTCGGCACACTGCATCGCCACCGTACTGGTAATCCCACTACCTGTGGCCCATATATTTTCTCTTGCCCAGGTGGCTCCATTATCATCAGTATACACCAGATCAACCTGCTGGTCGGTCAGACTATCTATCGCGTCCCACCTGATTACGAAGCCACGATACGTGGTAACAGTACCTCGCTTCTGGAAAGTCACTGCCTGCATAAAACTCGGGCCAGAATAGGCATCTATGTCACCCAGTCCGGACTCACCGTCGAGGTCTACCAGCAACTTCATCCCGTAGAACTTACGGATACCCTCCCCGTATCTACAGTCAGCCCCAACTACGCGTCCACACGAACCGGGCATTATCTTGGTGTAGGCCGCACCACGATTCATGTGAGGCCCTGGAAAATTATATTGTATATAGTCTCTACTTGTTTTTACAGGCATGGTCACTCCAATAACCCTTCGGGCATTCCTCAGTGGCTAACGCTGCCTTAGCCCACAGTTTACACCCACATATAGGGCAATCTTTTTTATCTGTACACAAACTGCATCGCTCCCTACGCAAGAAATACGTATCCTTATCAACCAGCTTAAACCCACTGCCACTCCACTTAGCCATCGCCATCGTAAAGTGCTTAGCCATCTGCACCATCGTAGGTGGCTTAATAATCTGGGGCTGAATAATCCGTGGCTTAGCTTCCTTTTTATCTATGTAGCAACCAAACTGACCACACCACCTGTTATCGGAGGCCAATTTTAGGCATCCATCCCGACACTCAGCAAGCTGCTCATCCGTAAACTCAGGTTTTGTTTTTTTATTGCAACTCATCATGTAACCACCACTATGGGGGCACATGTAAACTGGATATTCATATACTGACAAGCTGCAGAATAGTTTGGGTTTAATTTAACAATTGTTTCGTTTTCGTATCCCCTCTTTATAGTTACATAAATATACCCCGCACGGTCTATACCCCATGTCCACCCCCACCCACCAAAGGCACCTACCCATAGATTGTCGTATATTTTCCCTGTAAAATTAAGGTTTATATCTATCTCCCCAAAGAGATAGCCATAATAATAAGAGTCACAATGATGTGATGTCCCTGATGTAAGTATCTTAGTATTATCCTGGGTACGTCCAAAACGATAGAAATCATGTAATCCCCATGCGGCACCGGTATC